GAGTAAATATAGGACAAAATGAAGGTGTTCAGCTACGTGTAGCTGCTTAAAGAACACTTAGTTTAAGTTGAACAGGTTTAATTCTATATAATGTACCTTAAACAAATATAGATGGTGGAAGGTGTTCCTATCGGGAAGCCCCAAAGCTTGTATAAATTGTATAATGTAGTATTTATGGACAGGGGTTCGATTCCCCTCTGCTCCACTAATAAGTTGAACACTGGGCCATTGTGTTGGAACTGGTAGACAAGACAGACTTAAAATCTGTTGTTCGTTAAGAACGTGGAGGTTCGATTCCTCTCAATGGTACGACTAGTTAGAGATTTTGCTATTTCTCTTTAATCAGATAGCGGGTGTACGGAACTACCAAGTGATCCTTTTTATTTAATTTTCTAAAGTACATTTTTATGTCAAAAATCGTAAGTATCCGTAAAGTAGCTAATGGTTCATTTCAAGCAGAAATGACAGGTTTAGTTGAGCGTCCTGGTGCAGTTAACGTTCTCGCTCATCTTAATAAAGGTGATGCTCGTTTTCGTTCTGGTTCTGAGCGTAGAGTATGGTTTCCTGTAACTCTTGCAACACTTCAAGAAGATTTTAATTTGCCTGAATCAACAATCAGTAATATTATGAATCTTGAACAAGGAGAACGTTTTGAATTGGCTATTGAAAATCCCACTCTTCAAGGTGAGAAACTAGCTATTCAGGTTAGAGAAACTACTATTCCTGATGCATGGCAAAAACAAAATATTGCCAAGTCTGCAAAGCAATTAATGATAACTGATAAGGTTGCTTCTAGTAAAATCAAAACTGAGTATGATCTTACTAAATATGTAGGTCAAAATGGTTATTTCTTGGATGAGGAAGGACATTTTATCTTCTCTCGTACAAGTGTAAACATTGCTTCTCAAATTAACCATGTATTTGTTGAAGGTACTTTTGTACCAGAAAGCGAATTACCTAGTTATGGAGAGACTTTAGCAAGTGCTAAAGTAGGTGATGCAGCAATGCAAGAAGCTTAATTTGTAATTTATGAGCAAGAGGAGAAATCCTCTTGCTCTTTTTTGTTTAACTAAATAAATAAATATGAAAACTATTCTTACAGCATTTTTGTTATGTGTTTGTTTTAACTCAAAAGAGCAAATAACAGAAATCAACTATAAGGATGAAACATTAGATGTTACTCCGTTATCAAAAGAAGATAGTATTAAGTTGGTATTATTTAGATATGATTTAGATACTAATATTGTAAAATTATTAGTAGCACAAGCTAAACATGAATCAGGCAATTTTAAAAATAAACTTACTAAATATAATAATGTATTTGCCAGACATTATAGTAAGTTTGATACTTTAGCATTAGGTCCAGGAGCGGAAGCAGAAGGTCACAATAATTTTGCTAAGTATAAGAGTATTGAAGATGCAACTATAAGTCAGTATCTTTATTTAAAAAGAAAAAAGTATAGCTTTAAATGGGAAACACCATATCAATATGCTGTTGAATTAAAGTCTAAAAAATACTATACTGCATCTATAAAAGAGTATTCAACTAGTTTAACTAAATATTATAATATAACTAATGGATTTTTTAGTACAACTCCTTGAAGTAATTAAAGATTTTTGGGAATCTATATGGCCTTTTTGTGTTATTGATGAATATGAAAGAGGTTTAATACTTCGATGGGGAAAGTATCATAAGGTAGTTGGACCCGGTTTAAAGATAAAAAGACCTATATCCGATAAGTTATATACAGTACCAATAGCAACTGAAACTATATCTACTAAACCTCAATCATTAACTACGAAAGATGGTAAAACAATTACTACAGCTTTAGTAATTAAATATAAAGTAGATGATACAGAAGAGAGTATAAAAAAGTACTTACTTGATGTAAGAGATGTTACTGATGCTATTGATGATATAGCTATGGCTAAAACAAAAGAGTTAATTATGTCTAGAACTTGGGAAGAGTGTAAATTAAATACACTTGATAATGAGATTAGTAAAGATACTAGACGTGAAGCAAAGAAATGGGGAATTTATATTGATTACGTTGTAATTGTTCAACTAGCCGAATTTAGAAATATACGGTTAGTACAATAGTATTTAGTGTAGGATTTCATAACGTTTACTATCCTACACTAATACTACTCCTGCTTTATGAAGGGCCAGAGCGCGTTTAATTTGCTCTAAAGCGGTTTTCTTTGAAACAGTCCTACGACCACGCTTAGACCCGATATTTATTACTGTAAGGCTCATATTTTCTTTGTTTAATAACGACACAAAATTAAGAAAGGTTTCGATAAAAACAAATTTTTAATCTATGTATTACTTCATTACTGCTAAAGCTCAAAGTTGGAACCACCCTGAAATAGAAATTGTGGGAAATTTAGCTAAAATGAAGGAAGCAATTACAAATAGTACTTTATTAGGATGTGATACAGAAAATAATAGCATTAATCCTATAAATGCTACACCATTATTGTTTCAAATTTCTGACGGTAAAGACAGTTTTGTTGTAGATATTACAACAATAGGTACTGAATTTTTAAAAGATATTAATTTTACAGGTAAAAAACTAATTTTTCATAACGCACAATATGATTGGAAGATTTTAAATCAGCAATATGGAGTATCTTTAGATATTGATAATATTATAGATACTATGATACATGAACAAATTCTAGGAAGAGGTAGTGGACGATCTGCATCTTTAGAAGAAACTCATTTTAGACGTCTTAATGCGTTTATGCCAATGAGTAAATCTACTAGAGATGATTTTATTAAAATGAAATATAATCCTAAATTTCAATGGGAGCATATTTATTATTCTGCATACGATCCTATTTGTTTATTTCCTATTTTAGAAAAACAAAAACCACTGATTAGTCAGTATAAATTAGAGAGAAGAGTATATGAAATAGGTGATCCTTTAGTTCCAATACTAGGGGAAATGTGCGTTAATGGATTTACTTTAGATAGTAATAAGTGGTTGGAGGTTTTAAATGAAAATAAAAGTAAAAAGTTTCAAATTGAATTAAAATTAGATGAAGAAATTGTAAAATTTTCTAAAGATCATCCTAAATTAAAAGGTGGTTTATGGACTAATAAAAGAAAAAAAGTAGAATTAGAACAGTTATCTTTTTTTGGTCAGTCTGTAAGTATATCTAATGAAAATAAAAGAAATGTTTCTTATTCTTCAACTAAACAATTAGTTAAATTATTTACTATTTTAGGAGAACCAATTCCTCAAAAACAAGATAGAGAAGGTAAAGAAGAAGATTTTAAAGCAAAAAAGAATTCATTTGCAGAAGAAGCACTTGAACAATATAAGATAGAATATCCTAGTTCTAAGGTTTTACCATTTATTAATAAATTATTAGAGTATAGAAAATATGAAAAAGCTATTAATTCTTTTGGAGAAATATTTCTTAAAGAGTTAATACGTAAGCCAGGTTCAAAAAAATCTAAAATTGGTTATTATAATAGTAAAACTGGAAAAGTTCATACTATATATAAACAAGAATTTACTAAAAATGGTCGTTTATCTTCTGGTGATGTTAAAAATGGTTTTTATAATAGCCAACAAATTATAAAAGATAATAAATATAGAAACTGTTTTACTTTAACACAAGAAGAAATAGCTAATGGTTGGTATGTTTCTACTTATGATTTGAGTAGTGCAGAATTAGTTATTCTTGCTAGTAATAGTAGAGATAAAACTTTGATTAAGCTTTTAAAAGAGAAAGCGGATCTTCATTGTTATCTTGCTAGTGCTATCTATACTAAAATTATTTCTTATATTAAAAATACAATGTCTTCTAATAGAGCATATGATGAAATTGCTCAATTATTAGTTGTAAATAGATTACAGCAAGACTATGAGCATGAATATGAGGAAAATGGTGTTAAAAAGAAGAGAAAATTTACTTATTTAGAGTTATCTCAAATTCATAATGAACGTATAGAATTAGCATTAAGTCAAAAGGAGTTTAAAATAGATAAGAAAAAATATCCTGATATTAGAAATCCTGTTAAAAATATCGTATATGGTATTAATTATGGTGCAGGAGAAGAGAAAGTTGCTGAAACACTAAATATTGCACCTTATTATGCCAAGCTTGCTTTAGAAGCTATGAGAGAATCCTTACCTGAAGCTTTTGCGTATCTAGATAGAATATCAAATTTTGGTGTTAAGAATGGTTATTTAATATTTAATGAAAGAACTAATTCTAGACATTGGTTTGAAACTTGGTTAGACGCACAAAGAAAAGGTATTGAGTTATCTCAAAAAGATAAGTCTGCTATTAAGCGTGCTTGTAAAAATTATGGTATTAGTGGCACTCAAGCCGATATGATTAAAGAGTCTATGGTTAATATTCATAGATTTGTGAATAATCAATTTGGATCAAATAGACGGGATAATTTTAGGTGGTTATTACAAGTACATGATGAAATTGTATTTGCACATAAAGCTAATAATTTACAAGAAGCAGAAAAATTTGCAAAACAAATTGGTCAGGTAGTTACTAATACTTGTAACTTATATTTAAATGAAATAGAAATGGAAGTTTCAGGACATACTGGACATTGTTGGCATAAAGATTAATTAATGATTAACGTATATCATAATGGAGAGTTGGTAGCGCAAGCTAAAACTATAACTGTTGTTAATAACTATTTTAGATTTAAACACTCTCATAATTTAAGAAAAGAAAATAAAATTAATCGTAGTTTATTTTCTAAAAAATTTAATATAACCGTTGTACTTATAGAAGAAGATATTATATGGCAAAAAAACCAGAGCATAGTTTTTTTAAAAAAGTTAGAGCCGAAAGAATAGCAAATTGTGGAGATTGTGGTGGTAATCCACCTACTGATAAATTTAATCTACAAGGAATGTTTGGTCTTTATTGTACTAAATGTATGGAAGTTGTTAATTGGCGACCTACACAAGACACTACACCTAAAATTCCTGTCGTAGTCTCTATTGATGAAACAGGTAAAGATCATTATGATCCTATGAACTCTAGAGTAGTAACTCTAGAATTAAGAGAAAATGTTCCTGTAGATAAAAAAATTAAATTTGAAGAATTAAAAATTGAATAATATGGCTGATGTAGTAGCAAATGTATTACCTACTTTATACACATTAGATTCTTTTAATAAAGTTAGAATATTTAAAGCTAGTGTTGTAGCTAGTTCAACAGAAGATGGATATGCTATTAAAACTGAAACAGGTTTAATAGATGGTAAACTTACTCCTAAGATGGAATTAGTTAAAAAAGGTAAACAAAAAAGAAATGTTTATGAGCAGGCTATATTTCAGTTAAACGCTTTGTGGAGACAAAAATTAGATGAAGGATATAAATCTCTAGATGACCTTGTTAAAAGATTATTGGAGTTTAATATAATTCAAGTAAATTACAATATCACAGAACAAGAAATATTAGCAAAAGCTATTAACTATCTACCTAATTTTGCTTATACAAATAGTAACTGGGATGAATTACCAATGCTTGCACATAAGATAAAAGATGTAAAGGTATTAAATTTTCCTTACATTATTCAACCTAAGTTAGATGGTGTTAGATGTTTAGTAAAAAAAAAAAACCTAGATGCTGTTTTAATTAGTAGAGGTGGTCAATATTATCAAATACCTCATTTAATAAACGATCTTACTATATTTTTAAAACGTTTAGGAAATGCTGGTTATAGTTCTTTATTATTAGATGGTGAAATTTACAAACATGGGATTCCTCTTCAAGAAATTTCTGGAGCAGCTAGAAAAGAAGAAAATGGAATGTTTGCTTCTAATAGTTGGTTAGAATATCATATTTATGATGTTATTTCATTGATTGATAGTAAAGCATCACAAAGAGAACGTGATTTATTATTAACCATTAATCAAAAATATTCTTTTGATTTACTTTCTATTAAATTTGTAGAAAGTAAAAAAATCTACAGTAAAGAAGAAGCTGAAATGGTGCATAATTATTATGTATCACAAGGATATGAAGGTGCCATTCTAAGAAATCCTATGGGTATTTATGAATTTAATACTAGATCATATTCATTGATTAAAATAAAAGAATATCAAGACGAAGAATTTGAAATTATTGCTTGTGGTAATGATGAAAATAAATCTATTGGTGAGTCTTTTTATTTTGTATTAAAGAACAATATTAATGATTTAATATTTAAATCTAGACCTACTGGAACAGAAAAGCAAAAAGAGTATTGGTTCTATAATATAGATAAGTTTAAAGGTAAGAAAGCTACTGTTAGATTTTTTACAAGAAGTAATGATGGATTGCCTACTCAGGGTGTTGTAAGACATAAAGATACTGAAATATTAGTTAAACATATTAGATCAGATGGAGAATAATGAACAACAAAAAGAACAATTTGAAAAAGAGTATCAGTTAGAACAAGATAGAATTTTAAGGATATATTAAGATAATGATTCTAAATCTCCTGATAATTGGGAAGATACTGATATGTTTCTTGTATATGACCACAGACAATTCACTGTAAAAAGAAAAGGATTTGCACCAGAGGATATTGCTGAATGGTATGGAACTTCTTTTAGAACATTAGATTATGAAGGATATTATGTTTTTCCTGTTGCTGCTTATATTCATAGTGATATTGTATTAAATCTTACTGATTCTTTACAAAGACAAGGTTGGGATACTAGTGTTACTGGTTTTATTTTAGTTCATAAAGACAGCGTATTTATTACAGAAAAGGATAAAAGTAAGACTAAAGAACAAATTGCTAAAGAATATGCAGAAGGTTTAATTGAAACTTGGAATCAGTATTTATCTGGTGATGTTTGGGGTTTTAAAGTATTTAAGAAAGTTAAATATTATAATATTTCAGAGGATAAAGTAAATAAAATAATTGATAATTCTTGTAAGAACCAAGAATGTATATGGTTAGAAGATTTTAGAGAGAAATCCGAAGAAACTGTTAAACTAAAAGAAGAAGATTCTTGTTGGGGATTTTATGGTTCTGATATTAAAACTAATGGAATATTAGATTATATTGGTTATAAATTAGTTGAAAATGAAAAATGAAGGAATTAATATTACTTATGAAGAAGCATTAGATATATTATTACAGATACCAGAAGATAAATTTATAACTGGTGCATATGAGCAAGAAAAAGATAATTGTTGTAGTATAGGTCATTTATCTAAGATACTTTTTAATAATTCTAGTCCTAGAGCTAATATTAGTAACATAAATAATGTATTTTTACATGAACAAGAAATTTATATTAGACAAAGTGCACCTGGTGAATCTTTAATATCTCAAATAAATGATGGGAGAGCAGTGGATTATTTTCATTGGAAATATAATCAAAATACAGCTAAGCAAAGAGTATTAGCTTATTTATTAGATGTTGTAAGAGTTGGTAAAGGAAATGTAATATTATTTACATATGATTAACTACTATAAAAAAGAAGATACTCTAACTAAATATTACGCTAAAGTAGATACAGAAACTAAAAAATCTGTATCTATTTACCGTAATAAAGACGGCTCTCGTTTTGGTATTAATATTTTTAATTGTTATCCATCTATTTATAATGATTGGGTTATGTCTACACCAGAAGAGTTTATTGCTAAATTAGATTTTATTAAAAATGCAATAGTATAGATATGGATCAGTATTTAGAATTAGTTCTTAATTGGTTTAAACAATTAGGTATTATTAAAGTACATGAAGATAAATTAAAACGTCAACTATCTATAATAACTAATTGGTTTAAGCATAATGGAATAGGAGTTCTAGAAGCTGTAACTGGTTTTGGAAAAACGATGGTTGCAATTATTACAATTTATCGTTTAAATTTAAAATATCCTGATGCTAAAATCAATATTGTTGTTCCATCTATTAAATTATTAAAAGATTGGGAAGATAATGTTGAAACTTTTAAATTAAAAAATGTATCTGTTTATGTTGTAAATACTTATGTATTACAATATCAATCTCGTCAAACAAATTGGGAATGTGATTTATTAGTATGTGATGAAGTTCATAATTATCTTTCTGATGATGCTTTAATGTTTAACCAAACAATTAAGTGTACTAAATTTAAAATGTTTTTAGGTTTATCAGCTACTTTAGATGATAAAGAGAAAAATGTTCTAGAAAGATTACAAATACCAATTATTGATAAAGTAACATTAAGTGAAGCGAAAAGATTTAATTATATTTCTGATTATATTGTATATAATATAGGTATAGAATTAAATCCAGAAGAGTCTGAAAAATATGCTAGGCTTAATGATATTCATAACTCTAATTACTCTAAATTTAATTTTCATAATAACGGAGAACATAATTGGGAATTAGCTCAAGCTTGTTCTGTTGGTGCAAGTAATTATGCAAAAGTTAATGGAGTTTGGAAAACAGGTGCAGAATGGAGAAGCTGGTATGCTCAAGAACAAGGTTGGAATAAAGAAGCAGATCATCCGTGGAGTCCACAAAATATTGCTAAATATGCAAATCAGTGGTCTTGGGCAATGAGAAATAGAAAAGATTTCTTATATAAACATAATAGTAAAATTGATAAAGCTATTGAAATTATTAATTTACTTAATGTATCAACTATTACATTTGCAGAAACAACGGAATTTGCAGATGAATTAGCCACTAGGTTAGGAGATAAGGCCAGAGCATATCATACTAATTTAAAACCAGGATTTGAAAAAGAAGAAGTAATTGTTTATCGTAAACAATTAACAGCAGCTAAAAAACTTGCTCTTCAATATAATGGTAAGATAGGTAATTTTGAAGAAATAAAAGGTTATCCTATTAAATATTATAAAGAAAAGAAGATCAGTGCTATTAAATTACGTAAAATAGCTTTATCTCTTTTTGAGAATAAGGAAATTACTACTTTATGTACCGCAAAAGCTTTAGATGAAGGACTTAATATTGAAGGTATTGAATGTGCGATTATATGCAGCGCTTCTAGCAAAAAGAGACAATATGTTCAACGAATGGGGCGCGGTCTTCGTTTTATAGAAGGTAAAGTTGCTAAAATTGTAAATCTTTATATTAAAAATACTCAAGATGAAGCTTGGTTAAAGAAGCGTCAAAAAGGAGATATTAATGTTCGTTGGATTGAGAATTTAACCGATATATTATGAATATAAATAAAGAATTACTTACTACAAGATTATCTATTTTAATGGGTAGAGAATCTTTAAATTTTCTAACTCCAACTTCTATTTATAAGCAAAAACTTCAAGAATATTTTAATACATCTTATACTAATAAAGATATTATAGATGGATTACATGAAATAGAAGAAGCTTATATTGTAGAAGAGCATAAAAAAGAAATATTTAGTGCAGAAATAGAAGAAGATTTTGTATGATAGCAGACATTAATAAATATGTTAATTTTCTTACAGAAAATCATTTGAGTGAGAATCATTTTCTTATTCTTTGGTTAGTTTATACAAAAGATGTTGAAAATATTAAAAAGTATAAACAAACTTTTGGTGATTTTGACGTTAATGCAATTCAGTATTTAATAGATTATGGATGGCTTGATGATTTTGGGATAGCTTCTCAAAATAGAGATTATATGATAACTGATTTTCTTGTATCAGATAGATTTATTAAGCGAATAGTTATTGATGAAGAAGATAGTTATGAAGAATTGTGTCAAGTCTATCCAAAATGGTTACTTATAAATGGTTCTAAGGTTCCTGCAATAACTGGTGATCCAGTTAAAATAGCTAAAGATTATTTAAAATGTCATAAAAAGAATAGAATTGCCCATGAGAGAGTAATTAATATTACTAAAAATTGGTTTAAGTCTAAGCCTTATGCACAAGAAAAAATAGAGAACTATATTTTAAATAGAAGATGGAATCTTTATGAAGAAGAATTAACTAAAGGTTCTAAAGAAAATATATTCCAAACATTATGAATTATTTCGATGGTTTTCTTCAAGATGTTGAAGATGGTTTAGCTGGTAGAAACTATGGTTTAAGTACAGGTAGTGCTAAATTAGATGGTTTAATAGGAGGTGTTCAAAGAGGTACTTATTATCTTATTGGTGGAAATACTGGAACAGGTAAAACTGCTTTTGCGGATTTTGCTTTCGTTTTATCACCATATAAAAATTATTTACATAATGTAATATCTTCTAATTATAGAGAAGGTCCACTTATTAAATATCGAGTATTTTATTATTCACAAGAAATTGCTGCTAAAAGAAAAATAGCTAAATGGGTATGTTTATTAATGTTTGAGAGACATCAAATAATCATAGATATTAATGAAGTTTATTCTCGTAGAAGTCAATTAAGTGAAGAAAAATACGAGATGATAAAAATGTGTAGAGATTACATAGAAAAAATGATGGACTGGGTTCATATTTTTGATAGACCTATAAATCCTTATGGTATTTATAAAGAAGTATCAGAATATATGGAACGTAATGGTACTACTAAAGAAATCATCAAAAATGTAAGAGGTCAAGATTTAAAATTTAAAACTTATATTCCAAATGATTCTTACGAAATTGTTGTTGTAATAGTAGATCATATTGGCCTATTACGTCCTGAAACTATTAGAAATGATAAAGGTGAAATAACTGCTAGTTATCGAAACAAAAAAGAAATTATAGATCATGATTCAGAAAATGCAATTACACTTCGTAATTTATATGGTGTTAGTCGTGTATCAATATCTCAATTTAATAGAGATTTAGCAGATATGGATAGGCGTAGATTTACAGAACTTACGCCTCAACTTGAAGATTTTAAAAATACAGGTAACGCATCTGAAGACGCAGAAGTTGTAATGACTTTATTTAATCCTTTACGCTATGGTGAAACAACTTATGCAGGATTAAATGTAGTTAGTTTACAAGGAAGATATAGACCTCTTTCTATCTTAAAAAGTCGAGATACTAGTGATATGAAAACACTAAATCTTAATTTTTTAGGTGAATGTGGTCATTTTAGAGATTTTCCTAATACTATGTCAGAACATAATTATAGAGAAGCAAGAGAGTATACTAGATTTACTTAAAATAATACAAATGAGTTATAGTTCAGAACTAATAGCAGTAGTTGGACCGACAGGCGGTGGTAAAAGTACTTCAACAGAAAATTTAAATCCATCTGAGACTTTTTATATTAATTTATCTAATAAACCTTTACCCTTTAGAGGTTGGATGAATAAATATAAACCTTATAGTAGTAAAACAGAAGAAGGAAAGAAAGGTAACTATTATAACAGTAATATATCTGATGTTATAGTAGCTCTTCTTCAAAATATTAGTGATAATATGCCTCATATAAAGTATATTATTATTGATGACTACCAATATCTAATGGCAGATGAATTTATGCGTAGAGCATATGAAAAAGGTTGGGATAAGTATACTGAACTTGCTCGTCATGCTTACGATATATTAGATAAAAGTAGGAATTTAAGAGCAGATATAAAAGTTTTTGTATTAACACATGATGAAGTTGTAAAGGAAGGTGTTAATCAAAGACGTAAAATTAAAACTATTGGTAATCTGCTGGACGATAAAATAAGTCTGGAAGGTATGTTTACTTATGTTTTATTTACACACACAGAGAAAGTAGCGGGTAAAGACGAGCCGGAGTATTATTTTATTACAAATACTGACGGCTATACGACTGCAAAATCTCCCAAAGGTTGCCTTCCTTATAAAATGCCCAACGATTTAGCAAAAGTGGCGAAAGCTATTGATGCCTATAAGGTAGGGTAAAAATAAATTTCATCTTTTACTTGACATAGACAGGTGAAAGAGTGTACCTTTGGTCAATAATTTGGACTAAATAAGTCAAAATAAATTTAAACGTTTAATTACTAAAACAAACACAGTATGATTAAGTTTGGAGATTTAGAAGTAGTAGAAAAAACCTTTACACGTGAAGGTGGTGCAGTAAGAACTCAAGCTTACACAGGTATTAAGTTTCGTAGGTATGAATCAGAGAAAGGTAAGAAAGCAGCCCAAGAAGAAGGAAAAGAGTTTGTTCCTTTTATGGAAGAGCAATTTGTTATTTCTAACAAAGCTTGGGAACAACTTGGTTTAGAAGAAAATGCGCTTTTACAAACTAAAAAAGGTAATCAGGTGATTCTGTTATCATTAGCAGATAGTGATAATGTAAAGCCTGCTCCTAAATTCTTGCGTAGGTCTTTTGCTAAAGTAGATGGCGCTCCTCAAAAGAAAGGTAAAATGTTTTCTAATGAGTTTTTAACTGCTGATTTAGTATCTGCTGGTGTTATTGATGCCACTAAACTTGGTAATCAATACATCGCATTGCAAGACGTAACTTCTCAAGTTGCTGATCTTCCTTCACACGTAAAAGGTGCTTATATGTTAGTAGTAGATGAGTCTATTGACGCTGCTGCTGCTGAAGAAGAAGCATCTGCTGATGCAAACAGCAATGAGTTCTAAGAATTTCTAATTAACCACTAAAACAAAAGGGAGAGAGTGATAAATTTCACTCCTCTCTTTTTTATTCTAATTAATTTAAACATAATAAAATGCCGGTAGGTGGTAATAGTTCCGAAAAACAAGTAGTTGGTGGTGTATATACAGGTGTTACTAGCGTAAAAGTATCTGTAATTAATCCAACTAAAGAGACACTTATTAGTATGGGTATTAATGCTCAAAAAGAGCCACAGTATTTGACAGAAGAAAATGGTATTAAAAAATTGCGATTAGATTTTTATCTATCTCATACAACCACGAATTTAAGTCGAGTTACAAAAGCTTCTTTTTGGTTAGAAAATAAACCTCGTACTAATAAAGATGCAACTAAAGTTCAATGGGTAAACAAATTTGGTACGTTTGCATGGTCTACTAATGAAACAGATGCACCAAATTATGAATGGTTTAGTAAAGAAGGTGCTCGTCCTGCATTTGTAGGTGAAGAAGCATTAGTAGGCTTTATTAAAGCATGGGCTAACGTAGAACAAAGTAGTCAAGCAATTCTTGATAATATGGCTGCGTTATTTGAAGGTAATATTAAAGAATTAACTGATACACATAATGCTCTTAAAAATAATACAGTTCGTGCATTATTAGGAGCACAAGATGGTAAGTATCAAGCTGTTTATACTAAATTCTTTCAACGTTCTTATCAATTAAGCCTTGATCCTTGGAAAAAAGCATTAGAAGCTGATTATGGAGATTTTAAAGCAGATTATCAAAATGATCTCGCATTTAAACCATATGTAGGTTCTACTGCTGTAGCAGGTGATAAACCCGCAGATTTGAGTGTTCCAGCAGGAGCAAATATAGAGTTTTAATTACTTCTAAATCTAAAGGGAGAGCAGCAATGTTCTCCCTTTTTTATTTTTATGATACTAAGGAATAAGCTAGAAAAAATATTACAAAAACATAATACAAGATCGTCTGATCCTGAAAATCTTCGTAAAGATATAATTAAACTTATATATGCCCATCGAACCAGGAATACCTCTAAGAAGAGACGAGATTTTAAAACGGATAACAGAAGAACAGATATTTGAAAAATATCTTGGTATGCCAGTAGACGATAGTGTTACTTACATAAATCCTCTGCGATTAGATAAACGTGCAGGTTGTAGATTTTATAGAGCAAGTAATAATAGAATCTATTTTAAAGATTTTAGTAAAAAATATCACTGGGATTGTTTTAATGTTGTTCAGTTTATTAATAATAATTGCTCTTTTACAGATGCAATGCGTATTATTATTAAGGATTTTAAACTTAATACAATAAATGCTCAATACGATATTACTCCACAAGAGTTTAAAAAGTTTAGATCGAGAATACAAATTGCAACTAGAAGTTGGGATTTACAAGATGTTCAATATTGGAATCAATATAGTTTAGATATTTCTAGGCTTACAGATTATAGAGTTTATCCATGTAAAGCTATTTGGCTTAATGGAGATTATTACAGATGTAAACCAAATGATCCTTGTTATGCTTATTATTTTGGTAAAATTGATGGTATTGATATAATTAAACTTTATTTTCCTTTTAGAAAAGAAAATAGATTTTTTCAAAATTCTATTAAAGATGATAATCTTTTACAAGGTGAAAGCTACTTAAAGTATCAATCTAATACTTTAGTTCTTACTAAAAGCTATAAAGATGTTATGTGTTTTGATTTATTTAATCTAGATAGTGTTGCTCCTACTAGTGAATATCAAATACTTACACAAAGTCAAGTAGATTATTTTAAAACTAAATACCGGAATATTGTTTGTGTTGCAGATCATGATGATACTGGAAGACAATTTGCTTTAGAACATTGGAGAAAATATAATATTCCTTATTATGTGTTTCCTTGGACTATGGGTAAAGATTTATCTGATAATATAAAGCTATATAAAATTGATAAAGTTAAACAAATTATAAATGAAACCAATGGAATCAAATTTTTATTAAACTTTTTGCGCGATGGAAAAACTAACAGTAGAAGACTTACAAGGGATTGCAACATTCCTTGAAGTAAAGGCAGGAATTAAAATAATGGTAATGCCTAATGAATTTATGAAAGAAGGTGTTGCTTTCTTATTGATGAACTCAAAAGATGTTGAAAATATGAAGGAGATTTTTGAAGCCGTGAAACCACTCAAGTTAGTGGAGTGCGTTGGCAAGTATTACCGTGGCAGGTGGGCGGGTTTTTGGTGTATAGATAGATCAGACCCACAATGCTCAAAACAATGTGGGTACTGCCAAGATAATGACCCCAACTGTGCGTAGGCTTCCATGCCAGACCAGAAAATATGGTATTAGACAATAATTAATGTATATACTACTAACTAATCATGTATGGAGAGTGCAGGCAATAATGTAATTAAACCTTTTGTTCCTAATGTAAGATTAATTTATAGTGTTACTATTCCTAATTATATTAGAAAAGTAAAACTTTCGGATGCTAGACGTGCAAAGTATTATACTTTTCCAAAAGATGAAAGTGTTAAAACTACAAAGAAAAAGTTTAATAGTAATAGGTATCAATGGAGAGAATATACTTCTTCTACAAAAAAGAAAGAAATAAGATTATTTGATACTGCAACTAATGAGTTTGTAGTTAAGAATACAAGAACAGCAGGTACAGAAAAATGGGAAGTAATTAATGCAGAAAAAGTTTATAATAGAGCATATCACCCTAGTGTTCAAGCTAAAATAGTAAGAGAGATAGGTCAATTCCTTCTCTCTTTTCTAAAAGCTATGCCAGTAATTAGTCAATTTCCTTTATATGTTCAATGCGAGATACACGATTATAATAACGATAAAATATCTGGTAATATATGGGATGTAATTAATAGAGGTTATTTATATTGTAAAGTATTTGAAGATATTTTAAAACCTAAAACTGATAAAAATCCTTTAGGTCTAGGGGTTATTCCAGATGATTCATATAAATATATAATGTGTCCTGCTCATCCTATATTTTATTCTTTAGGAGAAAAAAGAAAAGTGTTTACAGAAGAAATGGATTCTTTTCTTGATCCTGAACCTAAATTAGTATTTAATATTTATGTATGCCAATAGCAGGTAGACCCACAGACTTAACATGAAAAATAATTTTAAAAATTTTTTATTTTTTAAAATTATTTTTCCAATCAATTTTCATAAATTTACATATTAAAAATTATAAGAAAATATTATGCCTATTGGATATTTAGTTAATAATGGTGATCTTAGTAATCCTATTGTTAGTCAATCTGCTCTTAATCAATTAGACCCTAATATGGGTGGACACCCTAAAAAGTTTGCTAATTATATAATGCAGTTTGAACCAATAAAGAAAACACCATCTTTAGAAAGAGGGGATTTACTTCATAGTTGGATTGAGCATCCTGATGATTTTGTTTTTTCAGAAGTTAATAAACCTGCTGAGAAATTAGCCGATTTTAGTGAATCTTTCTATAAATTATATTGTAATAAATTATATGAAATTACAGAAGAATTTGCTGAATTTTGTCAAGGCGATATGCAACTTGAAGCAGAGGATTATTTTATTGTAAATGATCTATTTAAAGATTTAAATCAACGATCTCCTGAAAAAGATGAAGTAAAATTATTAGTTTATAGTATATTTTATGCTCGTAAGCAAGCAGAATATGATAAAAGATTAGTACCCTCAACAGTAATTAAAAAATTTAAAGAATGTTTACCATATATTAAGTTTTTAGTATCTGCTACAGGAAAGATTGCTGTTACAGGAGAGACAAAAAAGATTCTTATAAATTGTTATGAGTCTTTACGACAACATCCAACTGCAAAGATGATGTTATTTGATAATCTTCTTAATACTACAAGAAGAAAAGAGTTAGAATTATTCTGGGATGAAAGAACAGAAGTAGAAGAAAATCTATATATTGATATTAAAAGAAAAGCAAAATTAGACAATATTCTAAAAACTGAAAATACTATTATAATTAGTGATTTAAAAACTACGTCACATAATGTTGGAGACTTCAAAGAAGGAGCTTTTAAAGAATGGAATCTGGGTCGGCAGTTGATAAGTTATGGTGTTGGTTACAATGCAGTTACTCAAAATCAAAAACAAATAATTTATCGTAACATAGTAGTTGAAACAAAAGAACCTTATACAACTGCTATTTATCAAATGAGTTTTGATAGTATATTAAGCGCTAAGAGAAGTTATAATGAAATTATGAAAAGATTAGCACATCATATTTACTTTCAAAATTGGAATCTTACTAAAGAAGAGTATAATGTTGGTTATATTGAATTATGAAGTTAAAATCTGAAGAAATTAAAAAAGTTAAGTATTCTAAAGATGAATTAGTTAAACTTTTTTGTAAAGAATTTAGTTATTTTAATGTTAACTCTAATATTATAAGAGGTGTTAAATTTAATTCTGCTAATGGATTTTACGATTTTGTTAAGAAAAAAACTTTTACTTTAGAAGAGTTAAATTATTATAGATCACTTTTAGATTTTCATTATCGTTTGAATATTCCTATTACTGCTGTAGCAAAGGTTCATAATCATATTGAAAAAATTAGTTGGCGACTAGTACAGCTTACTGAAAAAAAAATATTTGATAGTATGAGAAGTTGTGATTATACAGAAGAACAAATTAATAAAATAAAAAAATATGTCACAAATAAAGATTGAAGCAAATAATATTCAAATTGTATCTCCTGATAATAAAGTATTTTTTAGTACTTTATATGATTTAGGATTGTTTCTTCCGTATATACGCTCTAAAACAGTTGATGTAACTAAATCATTTATAGAAACGCAAACTGGAAAAGTTTTAATAGATCGTAGAGAGCAAAAATTTAATAAAAAGGATCATAGTGAATACGTAAATGCAAAAGTAACTATTAAAGAAATTGCATTAGGAAATTCAGATGGTTTAGATAAGATTGCTGAAAATCTTGAAAATGGTAAAACTGTTACTATTAATGATTGGAAATTAAAAGTAGTACAATATGATAGGATTAAAAGATAAAGTTACATTATTTGTAACTGCTTTTGTTCAAGTAACTTTTGTAGCTATGAGTTCTGTCAGTATTATTAACAACAGTCTTATTATGATTGGTGTTACTGGATTTATGATTTCATTTATTTGGACACTCAATGTTAAAAAAGTTGCTTTTGGTAATACAAGAGATAGGTTTATTTACGCAATAGGTGCTATGTTAGGCACCTATTGCGGTTATTTTTTAAGTAAATATTTAATCACAATTATATGATATTAGCAAAAGTAGTAGCAGACAGTAAAAACGAATTTGGTGATCGTATTACTACAATGATAGTTACATTTCCACGTATTATTTTAGCAGAGTTTAATACTCATAGAATGTTTAGTAGAAACTCTGCAAGTAGTAGAGCTATACCATTTGAGAAGATGGTTAAATCTATTAAAGAAAATCCCTTTGTGCCTATAGCATGGATGAAAGATCATAGAGGTATGCAAGGAACTGAATTTTTTACTAATGAAGATGAGATTAGAGAATTAAAAAGTCAGTATTTATTTGCTAGAGATTATGCAGTACAACAAGCAGAAACATTAAACGGTAAAGGACTTACTAAACAAATTGTTAATAGAGGTTTAGAAGCTTATATGTGGCATACAGTAATTGTAACTGCTACAGAATGGGAGAATTTCTTTGCATTGAGGTGTCCACAATATAGTATTAATGAACCTAATAAAGAAGTTAGTGGTAAATTATTTAGAAGTTGGAAAGATGTAATCAAAGCTATTACTTCTTATGATCTTCGTAATCATGATTATGATTTCTATTCTAAGTTTGATAATACTAAAAAACTTAAACATAATAAAGGTCAAGCTGAAATTCACATGATGGCTTTAGCAGAAGCAATGTGGGATGCTTATAATGAATCCACTCCTAAAGAATTAAAGGCTGGTGAGTGGCATATACCATTTGGGGATAATCTCGATGAGTTTCAAGTTTATAAACAATTTAGCTTAGGCACTATTAACGAATGGGGCATTAAGAGTTTTAGAACTGAATTAGATATTTTGAAGATCAAAATAGCAACTGCTCGTTGTGCAAGAGTATCTTATACAGTAGTTGGTGAAGAAGGTAAAGAACCTAATTATGAAAATGATGTAAAACTTCATGATAGATTAGCTGAAAGTGGTCATTGGAGTCCATTTGAGCATTGTGCTAAAGCTATGAATTTTGGTGAATTTGATAATTCATTTCATAAATTTTAGATAAATGGAATGGTAATCAATCAGATTGGCAAATTAAAAAGTTTGCAGGTAAACTTAAACAAATTGTATCTATACTGACTGGAATATCTGTTGAAGATTTAGAGAAACAAGAAGTTAAAGATAGATTATTAGGAGAAGATTGGACTAGATACGGTTATGCTGATGGTTTTAGTGATGTCTATAAAGACGGTGTCAAAGTTGTTACTATGATGAACAAAGAATGTTCTAAAGAAAGATATGAAGATGAACTAAGAGTTAATTGGCAAACAGCTTATAAAGTAAAATACAATCCTAGACTATTAATGCAGTATATTGGTACTGATTTATTTAGAGATAAACTACTTAACAACATTTGGGTTAATGCTTTGTTTGCTGATTACAAAAGTAAATTTGCTGGTGAAGATGGATTTACTACTCATACTTATGATAAAATAAAAGATTCTCAAGGAAATTATACAAAAATAACTATAAAAATAAAAGACCATCCATTATTTGAGCCTTCACATTTTCCTAATTGGATTATTACTGATATGCGGTTTCCTAATGAGCTACAAGCTATTAAAGATAGAGGAGGTATTTGTGTTAGAGTTAATAGATTGCTAAGTGAAGGAAATAGAGCTTACACAGAAATTCATCCTTCTGAAACAGCTTTAGATAATGCTACTTTTGATTATACAATTAATAACAATGAAACAATCGAACAACTGGTGGGTAAGGTTAAAGAGATTCTTATTTGTGAGAGAATTATTTCTTAGTAATAGAATTTTTTATACAAGTAGTATCATTCAAAAAGGTGATGGATATTATTATAGAAATTATAAATTTTTATTTTATAGTCTAGAAGCAAGTATTTTTGCAGGATATAAGAAACACGCTCTTAATTCTGATAAAACTACTTTTGAGCATTTTCAAAATTTGCATAATATTACATTAGAAATTAATATAAATGACAACACAAAAACACAAAACCTTAGTAACCAAGAATGGTGAATGGGCAGCTTATTTATCAGATGGACAAATTGGAATTAGTGAAATTCCTCGCATTTTAGAAAAAGAAGCTACTATAGAAGGTTTAAGAGATTATATGATAAATGTTGA